AAAAAAATAAAATTGTCGAAGCTGTTCAATCTGCCAATTCTGTTGAAGAAGCGAATATGATTTTTGAAACAATTCAAAACGCAGTGGGTGTCTCGAATTCCACCAATGGAACGAGACCACAAACACTCCGTGAAGCGGTTCAGAGACCTACATCGCTTTTGATCAATTCCAAGAAAAACAATACGGCAACTAAAGATCCAAAAATGGATCGAATGCTGCGTTTAGCAGGTTTAACAAAACAATAATAATACTAGGAGGTTATATTAATGTCTATTGTACAAAAGTTAACCGAAGGTATCGTTAATCGCGATCTCTCTGCAGAAGGATCTGCTCTCATTTTTAAGTGGGAACAGACCGGTCTTCTTGAGGGTCTCGGTGATGACACCGTTCGGAACGGAATGGCTCGATTGCTTGAGAACCAAGCAAAAGAACTACTCCGTGAGGCGTCCACCATGTCTGGTGGTGACGTCGAGGGTTTTGCAGCTGTTGCATTCCCGCTCGTTCGCCGAGTTTTCGGCAGCCTGATCGCCAACGATCTCGTTAGCGTTCAGCCGATGAGTCTCCCAAGTGGACTCATCTTCTTCCTGGACTTTACCACGTCTACCAACGGTCCAGGACTCCCCCGTTTGGGTTATGGTGTTACAGCCAATCCGCCCGGACTCGGTGGTGATGGTGAATACAACCTCGGAGAGCAGTCGCTCTACGGTGGTGGAGTGGTTGGTAGCCAGTTGACTGGTGGTGTGGATCTCGGTGGTACTGAGCTTCTCAACGCCTCGGCTGGTCCTTACGCCCTTAACCAGGGCTATTCGTCTCCGACTGGTTCTTCGGCTGTCACTTGTACAGTTGTTGCATCCGGTACCGTGGGCGGACGTTGGTACGGTGCTTCCGGCACAGGTCGTACCTTTGCTCAGTCCGAGAATGATGGTGATCGATTGGTTCAGTATGATCCGACACTGTCCGGCTCGTTCGTCGCCGTTGCTCAGATTCCAAAGACTGATATTTCAGTTGATACTGATCAGTGGAACTCCGAAGACTTCATCTCCATTCAGTTGGGTGATGGTGCAGTTGGAACGATGCCCACCCTTGGTGGTCGTCACATCCGTCGCCTTACGCGCACGGACTACCGTGATAGTACGCAGATTCTTGTTGTACTGCAGCAGAGTGGTTCTTTTGCTAACGCAAATACCTCTCTCGCCGCGTGCGATACGGCTTCGTATGCCATTACGGATAACTTTAATGCCGCTAACGCTCTCGGCGCCGTCATCGGTGCTACTGAGTGGGGCTTGGAGAACAACCCGAACATTCCCGAGATCGACATCAAGGTCGATTCCGTGGCTGTCACGGCAATCACCAAGAAGCTCAAGGCTAAGTGGACCCCGGAATTGGGACAAGATCTCAATGCCTACCACAACCTTGATGCTGAGGTTGAGCTGACTCAGATTCTGTCTGAGCAGGTTGCTCTTGAAATCGACCGCGAGATCCTTGAGGACCTCGTTCGTGGCTCGAAGGCTGGTACTCGTTACTGGTCCCGTGCACCTGGTCGCTTCCTTGACCGTGAGTCTGGCCGAGAAATCGGTGTGGGTGTTACCCCGGACTTCACTGGTAATGTGAGTGAGTGGTATGAGACTCTCGTTGAGACTATCAACGATGTGTCTGCACAGATCCACCGTAAGACTCTACGTGGTGCAGCAAACTTCTGCGTGATTTCACCAGAAATTGCTAACATCCTTGAGTTCACGGCTGGCTTCCGTGCCAATGTGACTGCCGATAGTGACCGTGGCGACGCGGGTGCTATGAAGGTTGGTTCGCTTTCGAAGAAGTTCGACCTTATCGTCGATCCTTACTTCCCACGAAATCTGGTCCTTGTTGGCCGTCGTGGAAGTAGTTTCCTTGAAAGTGGTTATGTGTACGCACCTTATGTGCCGCTGCAGACCACCCCGACTATCTTCGGTGTTGAAGACTTCGTGCCTCGCAAGGGCGTGATGACTCGATATGCCAAGAAGATGGTTCGTCCTGATATGTATGGACTGGTTATCGTTCGCGATCTAGTTTAGCCATACTTGACGTAAGGTCAAAAT